TCCTAAAAGTGCTTCTACTAAATCATTATAACCATTTTCTTTAAGCTTATCAATTATTTCCTGTCTCTCTAATGTTTCTAGAGGATTTGTTTTCATAGGTAAAGTCCTTAATTTATTTTATTATAAACTATTTAAAATTTTATTCAAGAGTTCTTCTGCCCATTGAACTTTTATATAGAACTCTTTCTTTTCCGTTGATCATGCAAACTTCTTCAAGCTGTTCTTTAATGTATCCACAATATTTCTTTTTAAGCTCTTGGTAATTTTTGGCGCTTCTATAAAGTTGTCTAAAATGATTTAATATACATGTGGTCATATAATTAAAAGCTTTGCCCTTATCGGGGTCGAATCTGTTTATTTTATCAAAACATATCATGACGCCTTCCTGCGTGGCATCATCGCTGTCGATTAAGCTAAATCTGGCGTATCTGACGATGTTTTCAGATAGTTTATAAAATGCTGCCGCTAGGTCGTCTTTTAACTCATTGAACTCACGCTCAGATTTACTATATTCTTCCTGTTTGCTTTTAAGTCTTTTTTTGTGGTATGAATTTTTATTTTCTCTGCTTTTATAGGAAATTTCTAAATCTTCTATTATAAGCGAACATCGTTCTTTTTGTTTTTTTGTTCCCTGATATCTCCTGATTAGGGCTTCCAATGATTTGTTGTTTAAGTATTCTGTTGCCATATGTTATATAAATTTAAGTTTAAACTTTGAATTTAGTTTGCTTAATTCTTTCGTTGCTTTTCATACTATTATAATAAGGTTATGAATTTTTATGATTTATTTGCTAAAATAATAGATAAGCCTAATTTGAAGGTTAACTACCAAAGGTTAAAAGACTTTTATAAGGATGATTTAGAATTTTATAATGCCTTTGAATATCTCATCTCAAAAAAAGGAAATACTTCCATTAACGACACAAGTATTAATTCAAAACCACGAGAAAATAATTGAAAAAACCATTAATTCTATTTCCTGTTTTAGCTCTAAAATTATAGCTGTTAACATTGGATCTACGGACAAGACGGTAGATGTATGTAAGAAATTAGGCGTTGATGTTATTCGTCTGTCCTATAATGGAAATAAGTCTGAATTAAGAAATGTTATTGTAGACAAGACTGAAACTTTATGGCAGTTTTATATTAACCCTGGGGAGTTTTTGTTTTCAGGAATTGATTCTTTAATAAAAGAACTCTCTATAGTTGAAGCCAATAAAGACATTAATTCTTATAAACTTAATGTGATTAACAATGGTATATTGTCTAAAGAAATTAGACTATGGAAAAAGGGATGTGGACTTAAATTTGTTAATCCAGTATTTGAAACTATTATTGATTCAAAAGCAAAAAAATTAAATTCCTCTTTATATTCATCTGTTCCAGTAGACCTTGAGAAGTGTATTAAGGAAATAAAGAAATGGCAAAAAGAAAGGCCATTTGATAGTAGTGCATATTATTATGAAGCTTGCATTTTGTTGTCGAGTAGAAAGTATGAAGAGTTTATTCGTATCGCAAATCAATTTATTTTTCATCATAAAGATGAAGGAATATCATCTTATATGACAAGATATTATTGTTCCTTAGTATATTGTTATTTTTACAAAAATTATGATTTAACAATATCTAATTTGATGCCTTGTATTGAAAAAAATCCGCTGATGGCTGAATTTTGGTGTCTTTTGGGAGATGCTGAATATTACATTTCAAAAAATTATGATAAAGCAAAAGAGCATTATGAAAATGCAATTATTCTTGGAAGCAGGAGGCCCAAAGATGATGATTGGTCATTAGAAATAGTTAAATACAAAGAATATCCTGAAAAAATGATTAAAAATTGTAACGAAATTAAAAATAATATATCGGAATTTAAAGTGTTGGGCAGCCGTCCGGGTTGAACGATGCGGAGACATTCACCATCCAACTGAATCTCAGCAGTTAGGTTCGAATATTTCAAGATAAGCTCTATCATATTTTAAGGTTACTGCAATCGTAGCAACGTCTGACGAAGAGTAATCTAATTCTCCAAAATCTGCATCTGACGGAAAAACGTTTTCCAGAGTCCATTGTTCTAACCTACTTCCACATCCATCATACATCGTTATGTACGCCTGTGGTTTTTTGAACCGATGATCACCCAGATACGATTTGCCCATGGCTGCGTTGGCCGCACCTGTTGCTCCGCCGGAAAATTTATAACCAAAGTTCGGTGCTGCTCCGTATAAAGATAATATCCATTCATAAATTGGATGTTTATTATTGTCAAGCATAATATCATACAGAGTTAATGTAATAGGATTCCATACCGGCCTCCCAGGAATAGTGATGATCTCTACTAAGTGATTTACTTGAAAATCATTAAAAGTCAATTTGGGTCTAGCTGCTGCATTTGGGGGACACATGTTTATCCCTCCGCCCACAAGACCAGGAATTTCAAACTCCCATCGAAATTTTCTTTTGAATATTGTGGTATCTCGACCTAGGTTTCCCAACCCCATACCTTGTGATGGGCCTGCTGGCATCTTATGGTAATAATTATGACTCATGGATTGTCCTTTTAAAAAAAATAGGTTTCCCCGACTTTGGGGAAACCTATTTGATTAGATTAAAATGGTTCAAACATTAGCCGGGTTCAGCTTACTAGACTGCGTTCGGGTTGAAACCAGAAGCTCCGGTTGTACAATCCTCATCACAGCATGGTTCGATGTCGAATGCGGGACACAACGCTTCATAAGAAACCTGTGAATAACGTAAGGTCAATTCGATTGTTGCTTCTTCTGACGAAGAGTAATCTAATTCACCAAAGTTAATTGCTTGAGGCCATACGTCTTTCAATGTCCAAAGTTCGAGGGCAACTCCGCAACCATCATACAAGTACAACATTCCAGTACCACTATAGTCACCTCTGTGCTTTCCTTGGTGGGTGGTTAGCGGACTAGTAAAGTCGTAAACAGTCGCCAGCCACGTATAAAGTTTCGAATTTTCATTCGTTGCAACGTCATAGTAGGTGACCGTTATAGTTTCCCAAGTTGCTTTGCCTGGAATCCAGGTCTTAGCATTGAGGTAATTAATTTCTGTTTCTTCAATCGATATGTTTGGACGGCTTGCCAATTTGACATAGTGCGGCGGAACCTCTCCGGTACCACCCGACGACTGACAAATTTCTTTAATTTCAAACGTCCATCTAAACTTTCGTTTAAACACTAGTGTTGGGCCACCAAGGTGCCCCATTCCCATATTAATTCTAGGCATTTTAATCTCTCCTTAATTTTTTTTCTTTTAGGTTAGAATTTTAAAATACGTCAGTATTTTCTGTGAAGCTTCCTGTTCTATGTAACGAGAATTCGATGAAGATAAATTCAGCGGCTCTCGTTGGTTGAACACCAATTCTTGCACGGAATTCGTTACGATCTATAACATCCGGCGTATTCAAATCTTCATCTGCTTGAACAATAAAGTCTGTCAAGCCACGACCAACCTGAACGTCTCTCAAAATATCAGTTGCAATATTTCTGAAAGATCGTCGGAAGGTTTCGTCATGTGGTTCGAAGAGCAACACTCTTGATGCTGCTCTAATTCTCTTTTCAATAACGAACATCATCCGACGAACGTTTACACGATCAAGAGCCGTTGGTCTACGCTGCATGGTTTTTTGACCCCAAACTACAAAGTCGCTTGTGTCAGAGAACTGAACAATTGGATTGATACAGTTTCGGTTTCCATACATTAAATCTCTTTCGGCAAGAGTCGGACGACTAAACACGTCAGAGATATTAGGCACTCGACCACGGGCGATGCCCGCTGGTGCGAACCATGGTGCCGCAAGTTGATCGCTTCTGGCATAAACAGCCATAACCGAACCACTGGGTGGAACCCAGACATCAACCTTATTATGCGTATCACGCATTCTTAGCCATGGCCAGTACAATGCTCCAAAATCACTATCAAATCTTGTACCATTAAGCGGATGTGACCCATTTTGCCAGTCTGTAATTTCTTGTACAGTCAGGCCGAACGGAGGATCAATGATTGCCATGCAATCGTGCCTGTAGTTCTGACAAATTTCAAGCATAGCCTGAATAATATTTGTCGAAGCCTTGCCTGGGCAACACAGAAGGTCTAGGTCAATCTGTTCTGGTTCAGATATCGTATACAAACCAGAAAACGAAACAGGATTTCCAGTCAACATTGTATCCTGATCATCTGGATCAGCAGGGATGCCATCTGCACCACCAACTAATGAGTAAGTCCCATCAGCAGGAGGAGCACCGTTACTAGTAGTATCAACAGCACGAATGTAATCAGAAACTAATACTAGATAAGTTTCTACATAGAAGCGGCTGGATGAGTCCTTGGTTAAATTTCCCCAAGATTCAAGTTGATCATCACCAAGGTTGGTATAAACATCAATTTGGAAGGTGCCTTCACGGGTATCGTTCTTAACGATAACTTGTGTCGTGTTACCTTCGATACCAGCACTGTCAGCAGTAAAGGTGACAGATGTTGTTCCGAGACTTGCACCACCAGTAAGGATTCCTGCGGTTTCTTCGGCTCCTGCACCGGAAACAATACTTACGCTGGTTCCCATTTTGGTTGTGTTTGGGAAACCAGGTGATGTAAATCCAGCGGGTTTTACAAGGATTTTTGCATCTCTACCACGATGCAACGTTGAGAACATTAGTTGCGATGCCGCACTGACGCCGCCTCCAATCTCACCACCAGCATCACTAGCAACAAATCCACCAGGGATAGTACCAGCAGCAATCTGGGCATTAATCACGTCAATCACTTCTTCTAAAGTCGTATCCGAACCTACGGGCAAAACAATGTCTTGTTGAACTTGATCAACCAAAACATTGTCTGAACCATCAACCACAACGCTTATAGTTCTAGCGGCTGCGGCGGCATTTGCAGTTGCAGACGTTTGACCAGCCCCGGAATCATCAGTTTCTCCGGCAGACCACAGGGCACTGGTAAAGTTGTTGACGCCAGTTACTTTAGCTTGGGTCGAACTAGTTGCAAGACCTGATACGTTGCAACCGTCTTGTCCTGCCCCTTGG